AGTTGTATGAAGTAAAGTAAAAAGTGTTCAAGACGAGGGTTCGATTCCCTCCTTCTCCACCAAAATAAATTTTATGAAATATATTTTCACTGTTATAGTATTGTTTGGAATGAGCCTCATGTTAATTCCAATGATAGGAATAATTGTCGGAGTACTCAAAAGTTTATTTTGATGGGGAAGACCAGGTTTCGATTGGGCAAAGAGTAACGGAATGGACAACTCGACACAGAGAGTCGTAAAAAGTAAAAAACCAATAAATGCAAACGATGAAGTTTTCGCATTAGCAGCCTAATAACTGCTTAGGGTATTCGGTTGGTTTTCCTAGTAACAGAATAAACCAACCACGAATTCAGGAGTATATTATGAGAAATTTTAAACCACGAGAATATTGTTCAGAAGAAGTTTTTATGAAACAAATCGTGAAACATAGTATAGCACAATTGATTGTAGTTTTGATTTTATTTGGATATATGATTCTGTGAAAGTCAAAAAGGGAGAAAAATTACATGGGACTTAAAATCAACTACTCCAGAAGCTAATATGAAAAGAAGTAAATCCCTGAAAGGTAGACCAAAACCTATTATAATGTGTCCTCATTGCCACAAATCAGGTGGTGCTTCACAAATGAAACAGTGGCATTTTAATAATTGTAAGGATAAAAAATAATGCGTGTGTATATAAACAAATACCGATACCACTGGCTGAGTCCTTATACCATTCTGGAGAAAGTATTCTTCTGGCGTGAGATTGATTATGAAGAACCACTTATTGATAAGTGGTCTGACCGATTACAACCAATCTGTGAAGGTCTACGCAAAGTCTTAGACAAATTACACCCAAAAATCGACTATGTGAAGATTGATTCTTGGGATACTTGGGGTATGGACAACACCTTAGCTCCAATCATTTTACCAATGTTGAAACAGCTTCGGGAAACCAAACACGGTTCACCGTTTGTTGACCTTGAGGATGTTCCAGAATATCTGAGAGCCTCAGGTACGGCAGAACATGATTCACAAACAGTTTTTGATTTCTACAAAGAAACTGAGGCCTATGAAGATGAATGGGCTCACCTCCACATTAGATGGGAATGGGTTCTTGATGAAATGATTTGGGCATTTGAGCAGAAAGCTGATGATGATGCCGAAGATCAATTTTTCGACCACTCAGAATGTGATGATGAAAAGTTCCCTTGGGATGAAGATGGCACATATCAAAGTAAAGTCAAAGTTGATTGGGTTGGTTTGAAAGAATGGCAAAAACGCAAGGAAAATGGTTTTCGCCTTTTTGGTAAGTATTATGAAGCACTTTGGGACTAAATAAGGTACCAGTTTATCTGGTACTCAATCTCCATCAGAATTATTCAATAGGCATCCACCTCGACAGGTCCCAATGCCTCCTCTCACTTAATCCCACGCAGTAAACTAATTCTCGATGGACACTTGGCGGCTTCGTTTGCGTCATTTAACAAGGAGAAAAATATGCTACACAGAACTATTACACCTGTGATATCATTATGTTTCATGTTAATTATATTTTTCGGGTACACAAGCACAGTTCATAATGATACAGTTGCTTATCCCGTTTCATTAAGAAATACAATTACTGGTGAACAATTACCAATACAAGAAGTCCAATTTGTAAATCTGGATCATAAAGATAAGATAGAAATTGAATGTTTAGCTAAAAACATTTACTATGAATCCAGAGGTGAACCAAAACTAGGATGGTTGGCCGTTGCAATGGTAACAATGAACCGTGTTAATTCAGGATTGTTTCCTACGAATATATGTGACGTTGTTTACCAGAAAACAGGCAAAATTTATCAGTTTTCATGGGTTGCAAGCAGAAAACACTTGACAACACCTGCACATGAGTTGTACAATGAGATATTGGACTATGCAATGGCATTCTATTATAAACATCATCATATGGAAGATGTTACGAAAGGTGCCTTGTTCTTTCATGCCGATTATGTCAACCCCCGTTGGAATAGGGAAAAGACAGCACAAATAGGTCGGCATATTTTTTATCGTTAAACAGGAGTTATATTATGGCTGTAGTACAATTGAGTGTTAACCAGATTTCTAATCCAGCAGACCAAAAGAAATTGTTGGATGTGCTTAAAGAATGTTCTGGTTCAATGACACGAATGGAAGGCGAAAAGGACTACATCAAAGAGTCTGTAGCTGCCATTGCAAAAGACCTGCAATTACCTAAGCGTTTGGTTAGCAAACTAGTCAAAGTTTATCATAAGCAAAACTATGATGAAGAAGTTGCTACGCATGAACAATTTGAGTCCTTATATGAAACAATTGTTAAGTGATGTTTTGTTCGCTTTAACATTGGTAGGATTTGCGGGTGGAATCTATTATCACTATCTCTTGATAAAAGAGATTCCATATAAAGTCGATTGCCGTCAACTAATTGGTGGATGGCATCCTGATGTTCCTGCTAAAGTTGCGGATGAATGTCGTAAACAATTAAAGGAAAGAAACAATGCCAACGAAAGATGAAATGATGAAGTTTGCAAAAGAGATTGAAAAATTGGTTGCTGAGACCGATTACAATTACATTGAGGCTATCGTTGAATACTGTAGAAAGACTGGCTTAGAAATTGAGGTAGCATCAACATTGATTAACGCCAACCTTAAAGGCAAGATTGAATGTAATGCAATTGAATTTAATTTATTGAAGAATAAAAGTCCACGATTACCAATATGATGACAGGTTATGAAGCCTTTTCTATATACAATGGATTGAAGTTACATTTTACCCAAAAATCTTATGACTATCTAAAGTATAATGGGAAAAGTAATATTAGCGTTGTTACATTTGAAAATCGTAAGGATAAGTTCCATTTCTACAAGTTATCCCGTAAACATCCAATTAAGGATGATTACACCAATTTTCTTGTGGCCAATCTGTTGGAAGATAGTAAAGTTTGGGCAGGTACCCTACTAAGTGAAGAATGTGATATAATTTACAGGCAAAGACAGAAGGTTATACAATCAATGTCTTATACCTTTGAAAATGAATGTAGGAACTTGTTCTCAGACTATAAGAATCCAAACGATGTTTTGGTGACGAATGGAGACTATCCAGTACTCTTAACTAAAGCTTTGCGTAAAGAGATATCTCCAGAGACACTAATCATCCTAAACAGAATCCTTAACTTCTTGCCCATGTGGAACAAAAAGATTACGGATACTATCCGATGGCCAGACTATGAAATGAAATTGACAAAGTATGCCTCATTTCTTATGCTAGATGATGTAAAATACAAGTTGATTTTGAAGAAGGTTATATTATGAGTTGTGATCCACCCACTTGGAAGAAGCATATATAGGAGTATATCATGCATCATGTGGACAAAAAAAATATACATTAACATACATTTAATACGAGGTAATAAAAATGTCGAATTTCGCAAATTTAAAACGTGACCGTAGTTCTTTGGATAAACTCACCAAAGCAATCAACGATACACAATCCGGTTCTTCAGAAGCCGGTTCAAAAGATGACACCCGCTTTTGGCAACCATCAGTAGATAAATCAGGTAACGGTATGGCACAGATTCGTTTCTTGCCTGCACCTGCTGTAGACGGTGATGATGCTCTTCCTTGGGTTCGTACTTTTAGTCATGGTTTTCAGGGACCTGGCGGTTGGTTTATTGACAACTGCTTGACAACATTAAACGATAAATGTCCTGTCTGTGAACACAATAGCACTCTTTGGAATTCAGGCATCGAAGCCAACAAAGAGATTGTCCGTAAACAGAAACGTAAACTAACTTACATGGCTAACATCTTGGTTCTTTCTGACCCAAGCAATCCAGAAAACGAAGGTCAAATCAAACTCTATAAGTTTGGTAAAAAGATTTTCGATAAGATTTCTGAAGCAATGAATCCAGAATTTGCAGATGAATCACCAGTTAACCCATTTGATATGTGGGAAGGTGCTAACTTCAAGTTGAAGATTCGTAATGTTGAGGGTTATCGCAACTATGACAAATCAGAATTCGCTGATAAGTCTGCGTTGTTTGATGGTGATGATGAAAAACTTGAAGCTCTCTGGAAGAAAGAATTCTCACTAAAAGAATTCACAGAGAAGGCACAGTTTAAATCTTATGATGTACTCAAAGCTCGACTCGATAAGGTTCTTGGTTTCGAAGGAGTGGAAATTCCTAGAACTAAGGCAGAGACTGCTGTGTTAGATACATTTAAAGAAGAGGACTTAGCTGCATTCGATAAGAAAGTTGTTGCTGAAGCCGATGCAGAAATGGATTACTTTAATTCACTAGCAGATACAAAATAAACTTTTCATCACAGTAGAGTTTAACCCGCTTCGGCGGGTTTTTTGTTATCCGTAACCAGAAGCATTAAGCAAAGACGCTAATAGTATGTTTGAAACATTCTTATTGTATACTGCTGCGGTCTGTGGAGTGTTCTGGTTAGTATTTTGTTGTGGTGCATAAGGTTGAGGTGCTGCTGCGGCAGCTGCCCTTTTTTGACCTTTTAAACCAGCAGTAGCAG